CATATATCCCATTTCAACCGTGTCATGCATATCATCACTGATTTCTAGATCTTGGACTAACTTGGTGGTGATTTCTTTCATGCGTAGATTTTAACACAGTATCGACTAAACTAAAAGCTTTTTTTACATATAAATGCATTTTTTATTTATTAAAAAAGACTTGACACACTACCTCTTTATGGTATGGAGAAGACCTACGTAACTCGCTATCGCTCAGTGAGTTACGGGCCGGGGCGGGGGCTTCGCCCGTAACTCGTTGATACTCAGTGAGTTACAGAGCTTTTTATTTTATTGATTTATTTCTTGACATGGGAGAACCCGCCCCCCACCACAGGGGACGGGCTATACACACAACACACATTAAAAAATTGTTTTTAGCATCCTGAATGCGGTGCCAAGGCGACCTTGAACCTTGGTGATACCTGCAACGTGGAGAGTGCGAAACTTGCGCTCCCCTGCGTCATCGAGGTCACGGGTGGCAGCGACGACATAACGCTTCCCATTGGATTCGGCGAATCCATCCATCTTGATCTCTTCCACAAGGAAGTTCCTGATACCGTCAGCCTTGACGGTGCTTTGCCCTGCATTGGCGTAGGTGACTACGCGCTTAGTAAGCTTAGATTCTAGGGCGGTTGGCTTGAGTGTATATAGGTTTTTCATCAGAGGTATTTTAGTTGAATAGGTAGTTGAGGTCAATGCTATTTTTGATTTCTTTTTCGAGATCTTCGGAGTGGTCGATCATCTCCAAGTTGCCAGCGATGACAAGCGTGAAGATGACCCCTGCGATAGTGAGGATGGTGTTCATATTACTTAGAGGAGTTGATAAGGAGCTTGGCGATCTTGTTGCTTTTGGAAAGCATGATGCGGGTCTGCTTTACTGGCATGAACTGCATATCTTTGTCGAAGCGATAAGAGAGGAGCTTGCGAGCTTGAGACTTAAGTTCTTTCTGGTATTCTTGTTGCTGTGTCATGTGAGAATTTTAGTTGAATTGTGGGTTAGGTGCAAGCACTAATCGCATCTTTTTTAATTTATTTTTCGACGACTGGTGGTACCGTCTCCGAATGATTTACTAAGACCTTGGGCTGGAAACGACGCATACCTTGGCGATCAATACATCTGAAGCGGAGAGTCTTGAAAACTTGCTTGTTACCAGTCTCGCTATCGTGGCTCTTGTCCACGACCTTGCACACTGCGAAACCGTCACCAATGCGGTCAATGCTTTTGAGGATATACATACGAGCATTTCCATTATTAGAAGTATAGTAAACAAACTGTTTCCCTGTCAGGCTAGTGATGTTGTCTTTTGTGATCATGTGAGGATTTTACTGCAGGGATCGACTAAACACAAGATCTTTTTTGTATTTTTCTGTATTATTTTTGCTTAATAGGCTTTGGCCCCCATTAAAATAAAAGCAACTTTATGCTTGACACCACAAAGTCGCGGGGGGAGTACTTTTTCAAAAACTAAACAAGCAAATTATCATAGTTGGGCGTTGGTTGGAAAAAAATGGCGGGGCTATTTTTGGTAAAAGTGATGCGCCGAAAAAACTGAGTATAAAAAATATAAAATTAATGAGCCGCGAATATAATATAAGAATGTGTTGTATTATCTGTAACGAAGAGAAGGAGAGAAAGACGTTTATAATTGAGCAAAAAATCACAGATGATGTGGTTTATAAGAGGGAAATTAAAATTAATCAAGATATCTGCCCCGAATGTTTCAGAGAAGATAGTGTGACTGGGCAGGAAGGTGATAGAATTAGAGTGGTATTAATCGCTTATACAGAAATTATTGATGCGGAGTTCTGGGGTAGCTCAGAAATAAAGAGAGATGATATTTTGTTTATGTCCGAAGCTGCTCAGATTTTAAAGCAAAAAGGTATTATAAGTAGTGAAGCGACTGGGGCAGCCTTGACTCGGCGCGTAAAAAGAGCCATTCAAAATAAAAATCCAAACTTCGTAAAAACAATAAAAGCTCCTAGTACCAGAGGTATACATTTAGAAAATAGACCGTATATAACCAAACCTGATTTTGAATGTCTTTTGAATCACATTAAAAATCGTGCGGGTGATTATATGAGGTATATGGGTAAAGGCGGAATACACGAATTATCTGACGATAGAATTTCAGAACTGTTCGATTTAGGTTATGTTGTCTTTGGATCTGATGGTAAGCCTAAATTTGGGGATAATTCAACAAAAAAAATGAAACCGTGTACCAAATGCGGGGAAATCAAAAGTTGGTTGGATTTTTATGAATATAAAGACAGGGGACGCAGGTCTAGCGAATGCTTAGATTGCATAAAAAAAAGGACCAAAAAAAGATACGAAGAAAACTGTGAGGCTCTTAAAGCTAAGACAAGAGAGTACAATAAAAGTCCAGCTGGTAAAGCGGCAAGAAAAAAATGGGAAAAAAACAACCCTGTACAAAAAGTTTTCAAAAACTTACGGAAAAGGCTCGGTGAGGTTGTAGATGGAGATATCAAAGCGGAGACTAAAGATGTGGGGATGAACACAAAAGATGTGAAAAGATATTTGGAGAAGCAGTTTGTTATATATGGTGAGTGGATGGATTGGGATAATAAGGGTGCTGGCGAAAACTTTAATCATCAGGATTGCTGGCATGTGGACCATCTTATCCCTATATCTAAGTGGAAAGAAGAGAGACACTTACTACCTACTTATTTTGAAGGGATGGGGCCAAATCACTATACGAACTTGAGGCCGTTATCGGGTATTGAGAATATCACTAGAGGTAATAAAGTTAACCCTAAAGAAATTGAAGAGCATTTTAAAAAAATAGCAGAAATATTTCCTGATATGGATTTTGGTCAACAAAAAGTGTAACATAAAGTATGACATACAGGAATATGGTGGTGAAAGTAGATGGAGGTGATCCTATTATGGGGACTAGAGTTGGGGTGGATTTCTCTACTAAAAACCAAGTAAAGAGACAACTGGCTGCGAACATCGACCCTAATGACCAATTACGCTTTAATGGTGATGTTGATTGTAAGATCAGCGTGGATTTTCTTGTGAGGAGTAGTGATCTGAGTTACGATGGATTGAATTTTATGTCTGATTTGTATAATGGGACTGGGGAGAACACAATGTTAGTGAATGTTGGGGGCAATGCTTATAATGAATGTTATATAGATAATTTTAGTGTTACAGTGAAGCCATTTGAACCTGTGACCGCAAGTGTGACTTTTAGTAGTTACAATCCTAGTAGTGCTTCTTTAGCTGGGGCGATAGATAATAATACTGATACTCTTTTAGTTAGTAGTGATTTTATATATGGGCATACTTGTTCTTTAAGTAATGCGGGTAATGTGGTCGCGGCTAATCTTGTTAATAGCCTGACTTATAATAAAACATATTCAAGAACCCCTGTTTATGCGTTAGGTTCGCAACGGGCGACTAACCAACTAATAGATGGAGTGGAAGTGGATGTAAATGTTGAGTCTACAGGTCTAAATTCTTTGATTGATTTTAGCGGTAGTAAATTAGGGGGTAGTTTTGGGGTGTTGTTAAATGATATCCAGAATAGTGGGGTTCATTATGATTCTGCTGATTTTGATTTGACTGTCAGTGCTGGGGCGCATGTGATTGATGAAGGTTATTCTGTTGATGGTGGTGGGACTTTAGTCACAAGGGCTACAATAAAAGAAGTAATTCTGTAAAAAACAGTGTAATATAGAATACATATGGCCCGAAAAAAGGTTGCTAAGGAAAAAGAGGTTCCGTTTCAATTGTTAGCGGATTTTGAGAGATCAATTAAGTTCAATAAAAGAAAATTTAGATTCAGCCCCAAACAAAAACGTTTTTTAGAGTTAATATTAAGTGAAGATTCGAAAATAATCTTCGTGTCTGGCCCTGCGGGAAGCTCAAAGACTTACATGTCCTTATATGGCATGTTGAAACTCATGGAGGAGGATTTTAGCAAGGACATTTTGTATGTTCGAAGTATTGTTGAGAGTGCAGATAGGGGATTAGGTAGTTTACCCGGAGATATCACAGAGAAGTTTGACCCATTCCTTGGTCCTCTCTATGATAAAATGGAAGAAATCGTCGCTCCCGGCGATGCGACCTTCTTAAAACAGAAAGGAAAGATATCTGCAGTGCCTATAAACTTTCTGCGAGGAGCTAGTTGGCAAAATAAGTTGGTTTTTGCTGATGAAGCGCAGAACTTTACCTTAAAAGAGTTAACTACTTTGATCACCCGTATAGGAGAAGACAGTAAAATAATCATAGGTGGCGACTTTTTCCAAAGTGATATCAACGGAAAGAGCGGTTTTAATCCAATGTTCAACAAATTCGATGATAGTGAATCAGAAGATATGGGAATTCATACATTCAGCTTCAATGAGAGCGATATTGTGCGTAGTAAAATACTAAAATTCATTATTAAGAAGTTGGAAAGTGGAAATTAGTGTAATTATTTATTAATTTTGATATAATTGTAAGATGAATCACATTTTTTGTTTTAATTGTGGAGTTAAGATTGAATATAATTTTGCTAAACCTAATTTTTGCTCTAAATGCGGGGCTGGTTTTGGAGGAGAGCAACAATCTAAAGCGGCTGTGGAGGAGGCTCCCCGCCAAAATAAGGCGTCAGTAATTTCAGACGACGAAACTGACGCAGAATCTGTACCGCAGTTGCGTAAACTGGATGTGGAGATTGAAAGAGCTAAAACTTTTACTATTGGTTCGTTAGCTGGGCAGAATACACTGCCTGACTACAAGGGGAATGGATCTTATAATTTAGATGATTTCACTTCCAATCCTTAATGTCAGAAAAAAAGAAATATGAAGACTTCCAAGACCTCATAGATCGTGCAGTTAAGAAGCAGAGGTCGAGATGGCGTTTAGAGGCTATCAAGTGGTTTGACTTTGAGGATGTCGAACAAGTAGTAAAATCACACATTGCCCAAAAGTGGCACATGTGGGACCAGTCACGGCCATTGGAGCCGTGGCTTAGTCGTGTTATAACTAATAGGATGTGGAATCTTATAAGGAATCATTATGGTTCTTATATAAAACCTTGCTCCACATGCATTCATGCGAGAGATGAGTCGTGCGCTAAAACATTGAGTGGTAACCAAGATATTTCGTGTAAAGATTATGCTAAGTGGTCAAAAAAGAAGAAGTTCGGTTTAGAGTTAAGAACTGCATCAAGTTTAGATGATGCTGATCATGTTATAAACATTAAGTGTAATGCTTATTTTAATTATGATGCTGATGTGAGCAAGCTTAATGAAAAAATGCGTAAAAAACTTGGTGAAAAGCATTATGGAGCATATTATATGTTATATTTCGAGGATTGTTCAGAAGAAGATGTAGCTAAGTATATGGGGTATAAATTGTCTGATACTAATCGTAAGATTGGCTACAGACAGGTAAAGAACCTTAAATGTAAATTTCAAAAAATCGCACTGAAGATTTTAAAAGAAGAAAGGGAAGACTGATGAATTTAACAGATGATCAAAAAGAGTATATAAAAAACAATGTGAACAAAGTCACAAATTTAAATGAACTCACCCAAAAATGTTTTAGGGATGATGATTTAGATGGTCGGACGAAGGAGGGTAGGGCTGTTCGTAAATATCTAATAGAGAATAATATTGATTATAAAACAACACGCCGAAAGCCCCAAGACAAAATTGAATTGAACGATTCTCAAAAAGAATTCATTATGCAGCAAGCTCAGGAGGGGATGTCGTCGTTGGAGATCGCCAAGCTTATATTCCCAGAAAAAAGAGTAAAGCCACTAAGTAATGAGCAGAGGACGGTCTTAGCCCACATTAACGAGATCAATCCAGATTTCGTACCATCACAAGACTCTGCTGCTGTAACTGATTATGTTCCACCAAAAAGTTTAAGTCGTGTAGTCAAGAAAATCAATGATTCTACAGGATTAGGTTTGGATGATAGTAAATTAAATAGGCAAAAGCAAATCTGTATAGAAAAGCTTCGAATCAATCTATCCAATAGTAGATTTTTAAAAATCATCAATAATTATCTTAATAAGGGAGACAGAGAGTTGTTCGAGCAGGAATTCGTTCGTTTGAGTTGGGATAAGCCTGATTTAACCGCTGACGAACTAAATCTATACTTAAACGTGTGCAAAGAGGTTATTAACCTAGAGGTCGTTTCAGCTCATCTTAACAAACTTAATGATATGTTCGATGTTGCTGATGACCAGACCGAAATGACCGTGCGTCTTGCGGAGATTATCAAAGCTAAATCACAAGAATATCATCAATGTGAGACCCGAATTGAGAACTTAACAAAGAAGCTTCAAGGAGACCGGGCTGAACGCATGAAGAAGAACCAAAAGAATAACGCATCATTTTTGGCCATCGTCCAGATGTTCCAAGAAGAGGAAGAGCGGAAAAACATGGTTCGCATGGCAGAAATGCAAAAAAAGCTAATTAAAGAAGAGGCTGAACGCATGGAGGGTATGGCAGAGTGGAAGGCACGAATACTAGGTATTAATCAAGATGATGCAATTTGAATGTAAAGAGTGTGGGAAGACGTTTGATACGCAACGTGGTCTACATATGCACATCAAGAAGCACGATATGCTGCTTGGTGACTACTATGTCAAACATTATCCACGTTTCGATAGGCTGACTGAGAAACCTATCGAATTCAAAGACGCAAAGCGGTACTTCTCTACAGATTTCAACACAACCAGAAACATGAACCTCTGGTTCGAGAAAGCGCCTAAAGATGAAGTAAAAAAATATATTTTGGAGAAATTCAAAAAAAGAATAGAAAG